TGCCAATCCTTTAAAAATATTTCTTTATCCATTTCAAGGGTATTAAGTTTTTCTTGAACATATTGAATTGCATACTTTACAAATGATACTTCTTCAAGAGAAGATACTCCTTCTTTTTGAAGAATCCAAGAAATAATTGTATCTTTATTAATTTGATCAAAAGAAGCAAATGATTGCTGATTTAAGTTTAAAGTATCAAAAGTAATTGTATTATCAAAATTATAAACGATTTCCTGATGTTCTTGAGAAACAGCATAACCACGACAGTTTATTTCATAGACCACATCTTTAAATTCTCCAATCTGAAATTTTTTTTTCATGGATACAATTAAAAACGAATAAGTTATAGACATTGTTATTATGTGTATATTGTGAACTCTGATGAGTTTTAAGTCTTCCAAAGACTATGGACAACTACTTAGATGGAAATATATGTTCTAATGGATCTTTTCCTGTTCTCACAATTTCACATGCTCTTTTATAAAACATATTATTTGTATTTCCAGATGCTTCCATTACATCTTTAATTTTTTGCCAATTTTTTTTAGTATGATCATCCATTAGAATTTTTGCAAATGGTCATTCAATCTGAGAAGTATTTTTTCTGCTTCATCATATTCAATTCCATCTTGTCTTGCATAAAAAATATAATCATCAAGAATGACTGTAAGCAGTTCAATATCTCTTTTTGAAAGTTTTGGGGATTCCCAACTCATCGAATTTCAAACTCCATTTTTCTAATTTTGCGGTTTCTTCTTGCTTCTTGAAATGCAAGATCTTCTTTTGTAAAGACTGATGATTGTTTAGTTGTCTCACGATCATTTGAAATTAATTCAATTCGTGTTAAATCTAATCCAGAGATATTTTCTCCTCTGATGGTTGTAAAATTATCACAACCACAACATCTAGTTTGTATTGAATGCGATTCCAATACGGTATTACAATTTTTACATCTAACCTTTAACATCTTACCATACCTATTCAAAAAATTCAAGTCTTTTACTTTTTAGGTATTTATAAAAAACAAGACCACCCCATAGAGGGGTGGTCCAACTCAATTTATGAGTAGTCTATCAGAACTTAATACCCAGACCAGTTGTAAATACTGGACTATAAGTTCCATTAGTAACACCATAACTATTAGCAGCATTGGTAGTAGGGAACTTGAGATCAGCAAAACCAACCAAAGAATTGGTGATGCGTCCTTCAATACCAATAGCAAGAACAACTTGACCTCGTGAACCAACAGCAGACTGGTAATTTGAAGTAGTGTTATTTACGAAAGGAACTTGATAACCAACACCACCATAAACATTTGCCCGACTTACTTTAGTTCCATTCGCAAGAGTCTTGCTGGAGATGGAATAATCATAAGTGGCAAGGGCACCACCAGCAGCACCAATTTGACCAGAAGGACTGCCAACAAAGTTAGCATAAGGACGAACTGAAACTTCATTTCCCCAAACAGTAGCAACAGGGAAACGTGCCTGAACAGTAGCACCAGAAACAGTGCGATTCGCACCATACCCATTGCCTGCAACACCTTGCTGATCTAGAAGAACACCAACACCAACATACTGACCAACTCCTTGTGCCTTACGAGCAGAAGCAACTTCCAGAGTCGTTACACGAGCATTAGTGGCAGCAAGTTCCTTGGAGAATTCAGCACGAAGAGCAGCAGCAGTGCGAGCATCTTCGGCACTGGAGAACTCAGAAATGCGATCCAGGCAAGCATTAGTCAAAGCAGCCAGTTCAGCACGAGTAGCAGCCTGAGAGGGTTTCATAGTGCCATTAGGATAACCAGCAAGGCAACCATAATTAGCATTCAAGTTAGTAATTGCCTGATATGCCCAATTAGTAGGAGACACATCAGAAAACTGCCTATTTGGAGTCGCAAGAGCAGGTGCAACCATAGAAGAAGCAGCAATGGCACCGGCAACAATAGATTTGATTTTCATAAATTTGTTAAGTTTTATAACTACGAAGTTTATTTAGTTCTCAGAAAATTCTGAGAAAGCGGAAGACGAGATTCGAACTCGCAACCAACAGCTTGGAAGGCTGTGACTCTACCGTTGAGTTACTTCCGCATTTATTTGATCTGTTAATGGACAATCGTCCTTCCAAGGAGCACAGATACGCATTTCACCTCCAAGAATTGATTGGGCATAAGACCCGTCTGGTGGTTTTTCTGAATATCGTGGTTTAGGCATTCTAACCTTTCCATCATCTCCTGTCAATCTTTCATACTCAGCAATTGCCAAATCAACATCTCTCTTCACCCTACGATCCAATTTTTCAGGATCTTTGATGATGAAATCATTCAGCATCGTTTGAGGAAAAAACTTACGTTGTATTTCATCAAATATATCCCATAAAGATGTTTCTTGAATTCCAGTACATTGTGAAAGTGATGCAATTATAGAAGTCAATACAATTCCCACAATTGCATATTTTTTAATGTCCGGTTTTTTATTTCCAAAATTAAAGTTAAACATAAAAAAAGGAGAGAATGAACTCTCCCATATTTATCAATTAGAGTCTATAATAACAAACCCTAATCTCTCCTCTTCTTGGTGATGCAATTGATGAAAAAGCACCATAAGAAAGATCGAGACTCCTACTACTTACATATGGACCACGATCGTTGATTCTTACAACCACAGATCTTCCATTTGATTCATTGGTAACTACAAGTCTAGTTCCAAATGGAAGATAACGATGTGCGGCAGAATTACTATAAGCATTGAATCGTTCTCCATTAGCAGTTCTTTGCCCATCGTAACCGTCACCAATTCCATAATGTGAAGCATAAGAACAGGTCGTTGCTTGAGCAGCAATTGGAGCAAGAGCACCAAGACTCAAGGCAATGACCGAAAGGGTTTGAATTGTTCTGTTTAAAAGCATTAGTTTAATAGAATTCGACATCCGTATAAGCAAAGGAGAAGTTCCAACCCTCTCGGGAGGCATTGCTCACGGCTCTAAGTTTCACATCAAAATCTCATGATATAACCCAATTGTGTTTGGGTTTCCACATAATAAGTGATTATTTAGGTCCTGTCAAGTTATTGATCGAAAAATTCCAAATATATGACTTCATGATCAGTATCCTCAGTAATCCATTCTTTTAATTCTTCATACAAAGAAGTGGCATCTTCTTCTTGATTTAAAGAAGTTAAATGCCACATTCGATCAACATACAAATTTGTAATATCTTTACAAATTGTTTTCACTTTTAAATTGCTCATAAAAATAATCTTTCCGAAAATATCGTCCAAGAATATTGCTATTATAGTACCTCGGACTATTGTCGTCAAGTGCTTCTGTCAGAACATTATTCAAAAATAATTGCTTAGTCTCTTCAAAATTAGTCTTACCAGGAGTTTTATGTAGACTAATTATACTTCTCTCAAATTTATCTTTACCAAAAACTATTATATCTTCTTTAAGTTCTGGACAACTTCCATAGTATTTTTTCCAATCACTTTCTTTCTTACTTTTTCTTTTCTTTCCTTTATCCTTCGTAAAAGACCAAAAGTATTTTCTTCCAATATAACACCTAGTATTGCAAGTATTTCGTATATGATATACGAACCCAAAACAATCTTGTATTTGATCACTCTCAAATGGTTCATTATTGTACATCCATGGGTTATCGTATGTTGCCAAGAGTATCTCTAAATTACTTGAGTTATTTAGAGATACAATTTATCTTCAAACCTAACAGAGTGATTCTAATGTCCTTTGATTATCTTGTCAACTACTTTGTTGCTTGATAAGAACGAACCTTTGATTCCCCAGACTTATCTGGTTTTACCATATGAGTTTTAATCTTTGTAGATGTTGGTCTATTTTGCTTTTCCTTTTCAAATGCCTTATGTACTTTTGCAGCATCATCATACATATGGGTCTTCTTAGCACCACTTTGTTTTGCAACTGCATTTGCAACATCTACTTTTTTCTTTCCGACATCACCACCCTTCATTCCACCAGTATAATGAATTTTATTCATTGGTACATCCACACCGTGCTTTTTCAAATGTCCATGAAACTCTTTTGGTTCATCAAACTTAGAACGAGCAGTAATGATGTGAACGTTTTGTCCTCTTGCTTGTTTTCTCTTCACATCTTTGATTACTTTTTTATTTGCACTAGAAGTTTCCTTAAACTTTTTAGCACTTTGAAATTCACTGAAATCGTATTTGTGTCCTTTTTCCAGTTTATGAGTATTGAATTCTTGATTACTTAAACTTTTAACTCTCTTTCCCGATTCATCATTTACATGAACTTTAACATTTGGTTTTCC